GACGCAATAGCTCTTTAGTCGTTATTCAAGGGAACCTACTGGAGCGTGGCTCCGTCTGCTGGCTCATGTATCACACTCACCAACTAACTTTCCGCCACCACGTTATGGGCTTACTACCCATGCGCTGAGACCTGAAAACGCTAAAGTATATTAGCTAAATTGTCGTCAAACCACAACCAATGCTGATGTTATTGCAATGGTCATGGACACCACTATAGTTCATGGTGCTTATTTCGCGTTCCATCGCTATTTGCATAGACGGAGGGTAACCAAAGGCTTTATAGAACGACACCCTTGTATCGTCCGAGATTGTGCCAGCATATTCTCCCCTAACCCTAGGCTCTTTAGCCATGCGTAGGAAGCCTGAATCAGCCAGGATGGCAGAATGAACTACGTTGCTATCTACACCGTTTCTCTTGTAAGCCTTGTAAAGCTCACAAAAAATAGGCATATCACCATACAACGCATTTCCGCCCACCCCAACCTGATAGCTCCATTGTCTGTATCCGAGTTCTGTGCTGACTGAAAGGCTCAAGGCGTCCTTCGCCATGGCCACACTAGCCTGTCTGCACATAATCCATACGTCCGCCGCTGCATCCACTAACACCGGTTGCATTTGGCAAAAGACGCACTCCTCAAATTCATAAACGGGAGCCTCGACTTCCATCTCAAAGCCATACTCTAGGAACCACTTCGGCAGGTCAGCAATCTTGTATAGATCGCTCTTCTCCATGAAAATCAAGCAGTCGTCCCCATTATTAGCGAACTCTGCTGTCACACCACGCTCCCTGAGATATTCCCTCACCAGGGTACACATGATGACACAATTTCCCAGGGCTGTGTTCATATCTCCACTTGCCCTAGTGCCGTCTGCCTTGTACCGTATGCAGTGGCCATCCACGTACGCAAACCCTTCATTTGCCAACTGAGCTTTTAACAAAGCTTGCAACTCCGGATTGTAATCAAAAATACGCTTGTAGATGCTGTGTTCCCATTTCAAAGCGTCAGCACTGACGTGCTGATCAAACCTGCTGGCGTCCAACCCAAT